GAGACTTCTATGAAAATAAAGATATTCAACCTGCTCCTGATAAACGAGTTTTACGATTGTTTGGAGGCAACCTTGATATTCAACAGTATCGTGAATTCTTTCGTAACTGCAGTAAACCTTTACAAATAGCCATGCCCCCAGTTCGTCTTTACATGCCTTCTGTAAACACTCAGGCATCCGTTCGTGATGTCAAGTCTTATGTTTCCTTGTCCAGTGAAACTGTGAATAAGGCATCTCAACAACTTCGTCTCAAACGATCCAAACCTGTCCACGAAGGTATTCCTACATTAGACAAGTGTCTCGGTCGTTAAACTTTCATAACCAAAATATCCTTAACAAGCAATGGCATCATTACAAGAACTTTTAAAGATGTCTATGCTTTACCAAGTCATGACAACCAGTGGAACAAGTTTCCGTCCCATAATCGCATATGTTGGATTAACTTTATACGAACGCATACCCAACTGGTTATGGTCCTTTCGTGGATTTACAAACAAAACGTACAACGGAAAACAACCATCAGCCGTCATTGAATGTGAACGAGGTCCTCCTCCTCAACAAGGAAAAGGCGCTGCTCCTCCTGCTTTCTTAACTCGTATGGATGCCGTTATTCACTATGTATCCTGTTCCCCTGCTACAAAACGATTATTATCTATTGCCAATCACGATTACCTTCCATACGAATTTGAAGAAGTCCGATTAGATGAAGATATCTATTTTCGTTTAACGCATGTTGATGTAGACGATGGAAATATTAAGAACATTAAGTTTCAGCTGATTTCGTATAATCATCCTATTCAAACTCTTCAAAAGTTTGTTGATTCTTGTAATCAAGATTACGAACGAAGAATGTTGAATAAACTCGGAAATGATTTATACTTTTTTGACCAAATTGTTGAAGGCAAAAAGAAACGGAGCAATCAGAATCCATTACCCTCCAGTTTCTTGGTTTACACAAAGCATAAGTTCTCTACAACCCGAACATTTGAAAACGTTTATTTTGAAGAACAACCTATCGTTAAAAAACGCGTTAATTTCTTTTTGGAGAAGCGTTCGTGGTATGAAAAGAAGGGTATTCCTTACACTCTTGGGTTTTTGTTTCATGGCGATCCAGGTACTGGTAAAACTTCAGAGATCAAAGCAATTGCAAATGTAGCAAGAAGACATCCAATAAATATTCAGTTATCTGAAATCAAAACAAAGACACAATTGCGTCATCTCTTTTTCAGTGATGATATTCATGTCTTTAATGGAACTGTTTTGGAAAAATACACGATTCCTATTTCTGAGCGTCTTTACATTATTGAAGACGCAGATGCTATGGGTGATGTTTTACTAAAACGCGAATGGAAGAAACCAGAAGTTCATAATGCTCCTCCTAAAGATCCATTTGCTCCTGAATTAGACGATGATATCATCAAAGATCCAATTGATTTATCCTTTTTATTAAACTTATTAGATGGAACTCTTGAATCATCGGGTCGTATTTTAGTATTTACTTCTAACTTTCCTGAACGCTTTGATCGTGCATTAATTCGTCCTGGACGCATAGATATGATCATTCATTTCAAGAAGTGTTCTCGTACCGTTCTTCGCGAAATGATTGAAGGCTTTTACGATATCAAGGATGTGGAGCACGATTTGTGGTCGCATCCGGAATTAGATGAGAAGTGGAGTCCAGCCGAAGTGAATCAGATTCTGTTCCGCAATTTTGAGAACCCGCAGCAGGCCATGGACGAACTCCTGACGCTCGACGGCGCGAATCCCCTTCTCAAGAAAGAGGTGGTAGACGACGCTACGCCGTTGTGAAAAGTCCGTTGATATATTCGTACGTCTCCGAAGGAAGGCCGAAGAGCATGACATAGATGAAGGCGCCAAACATAGGAATACCGGCAAACACCGCCGTTGCAATCGCCCATCCGAACATGCCTCCGGCCGATGGAACCACAATGGACGCCAGGAGACCCAGGATCGGAATGAACCATAACGTCAGAAATAGACCTGCGTAAGGTTTCATGATCGGAAATTTACCAAATACGATCGTTTCCACCGCATACCATCCAGCCCGAGAGTAGACCAGGAGCAGGATGAGAAGGAGAGTGTACCCCAAGTATCCACTTGCTGACGATACAGAGGGTGTCTGTACAGGCGATGCGGTCTCTTCGGGAGGAACGTCGGCAACGGGATCGTCGGTGTTCATTCGGTGTCTTATTATTATGTAGAGAACACGAGATTACCCTGTCCATTTGTAACTTTCAGGAAGTTGTATGACTCAATATAGATCGTGGATGAGTAGGCTCCATACTGGAGATTGAACTGACTACTGGGCGGAACGATTGTGAGCGTCTGTCCGGCCTGCAGAAGTGGTGGGATACCCGGACCCTGGGATACAGTGGCTCCCGCGGGAACCTGAGTAGGAACTGAATTGAATTCTGTGCCCTTAACGATGCAGATAGGGGCAGGGCTGGAGACTGGGACGATATTTCCCGAGGCGTCTATCATTGTTGTTGTCGTTGGCGGAACCAACAGTGTATACTGGAGATTCGTGCGATTAAACATTGACCCGTTCATCGTTCCCGATGGCTGGGTGATTGTGTTAGGATCTAGGGCGAAGGAATACAGATTGATTCCCGGAAGCATGGACGTATCTCCTTTGGAAAACTTGTAATTCTGAATGAGACGGAAAAAGTTGACGTTCTTGGTGTTCAGACGCTCGGCTCCGTCCAGAACCACGGTTCCCTCCTGCAGAATATCTTGGGCAATCATGTTATTGGACAACTGGATCCCCGATGAATAAAACTGGACAGGCGGCAGAGGAGAAAACGCGTTAGCAGGAAGAATAGACGGGTTAACCGGCGGGTTGTAGATCGTGTCCCAGTTGGTATAATTGTCCCAGTCGTTTAGCAGGATACGATCTTCGCGCTGAAAGAGCGAAACAATACGAGTGCACAGATTGTACATCGGGATGGGGACATCGTTGTATCCGTACTGCTTATCGTTGCGGACATACCGAACCTGTGTCACCAAGAACGATTTTTCGTAGGCGGCAATGTGGGCACGCTCGGTGTCCGTCAGAAAAATGTAATTGGCCTCAATGTACGGATTAAAATTCCAGTTCTGGAGAGACTGGTTTGTTGGATTTCCCTGTGGATCCGGGTACGATAAAAAATTCTGCATTCCGCGGTGAGCGTCGGCAGGATTTCCAACAATGCGGGTAAGGAACGTCGGTGTACCAATATTGGCCGGGTTAACGTCAAGGATGGTGAATAAACTGTAGATATTGTTGAACGTAATTTGGATTTCCACTTCGCTTTGCACAAGGGAAACGAGAGGAAGAGATTGTCCGATCTCTTCGCAAAACCAGAAGGGGAGGGGGATATTCAGTTGACGACCGGCAATAGAGGGTGCGGGGGCATTCACTCCATCCACGTTGATCGCATTGGGATACTGGTTGAAGAGTCCAGACTTGTTTCCGGGATCATACATGTCCGGCGTATTTCCCACCATCTTGTCCAGGAGGGCTCGTTTGGTCGCATCGTGTTTCAGATAACTCGCAACTTTCATCCATTCGCCCGTCATCGTCGCAATCGGAGTTCCGTTCAGTGTGACCGAGGCCTGCTGGATCATGTTGTATCCGAGGTTGCGAATCCACTGAAACTGAAACTCTTTGGCGATATTGTTCGTCGCGTCAATCACTGCGAGGGGCGACCAAATATCGGGAATGTCGACGCAGAGGTAGCAGTCATGCAGTAGATCTGCATAGCGAGGAACCTTGAATCGGAATGTCTTGTTTCCTGCAATGGGCAAATTCGTATCAGTGACATTCGTCGGTGGGAGGTGAAAATGCTCCATGGCAAAGTTCGTGTGGCGCTTATACATCTTCGTAAAATACGTCATCGACGGATTCCCGTTCAAAAAGACGTTCTGGGCGCCGAACCCAGTGAGTTGGACGAGTCCGCCTGGCATGTCGTGCTATATTATGTTATACGGTATGAATAATGTATAAGAACCTTCCGTATATCCTTATTGGTATTCTGGTCATCGCAGTTCTCATCCACTCGTACATGAGCGTTCGCTTCGGATACGACTGGATCGGGACACAGACACGTCGGGTAATTAGCAGGGCATACACTGGAAATTCTGTCCATGAGCTCTACCCCATTCCTCCAGTTCCGTTCATGGACCGGTTCTCGGAGTTCACCAAGATCCCCAAGATGAAGGAGAGTGCACAGGCACCGGGGATGGCGTATTACTGAGGGTTGTTGATCACGGACT